TAAATCCGTTGTCCCATCGGGAACTAATATAGTAAAAGTAGCTTTATTTAAATGACCTTTAGATTGATCGGATATCTCAATTGATACGTCTGTAATTACCGGAGGGATGCGATGTGTTGGTCGTACTTTGTCATTTAAAAATCCATCTGGCCCAGACGGTTGGTATGCACCTCCTAGTACTGTTATGCCGCCTAATATACCAAATCCGCCAATTGGATTTGAATCTACAGTTGGATTAGAAGCATATGCTTTTACAATAACATTTGCTATTTTACCAACCATAAAATTAAGAGCCTTAGTAGACCGGTCAGTAACACCTGCTGCACCTCGTGCAATTAATTCTCGCTGTACAGCGCCATTTACTTGTGTATAAAATATTGAATCACTCATCTAATATTTGCTCGTTGTATTTGCGTGTCTAAATTAGATACATCTGGTATCCGTAACAATGTATTTTGTGGAACAATCATTGAACCTTTGCCTAAACCATTAGCTGATGCAATTACCCACCAAAGCGTAACATCACCATAAAAATCAAATGCTAATAAATCTAATCGTTCAATCGTAGTTGTTTGAATATATGTATCAGCAGGAGATAATTGTACATTTGGCAAAATAACGGTAGATCTTCGTTGTTTGCCGTTTGCATTTTTTATGATCGTTGATTCTGCGTATCGATTCATAATTTCCTTTATATTTTTTCTTTATTTTTTATTTGTTGACCTGCTGCTTCTCGACGTTTTTGTTCTAAACTTTCTAAATTTACTCCAAAGTCGCTCAACCAATTGTCTCCACCTTGTAGCGGATTGCCTTGAGAATCAAATGTTTTAGCCAACGAATAAAATTTGCCATGTTTTTGCGGTAACCAATCAGTTAATAAATTAAGTCCCATTTGTACGGTAATTTTATGCGGAACTTGCATCATGGTAGGATCTCCTTCAACGTTGATTTCCCAAGTCGAATCCGTATCGCCTAATGTATATGATAATGAATTAATTAGAACAGGCTGTTGTACAAATAAATCTCCAATTGTTATTCGCATCCATGGTGATTTCATTGCGATACTATTAACACCATATTCGGGAGTAGTATAGCCGGCCAATGCATTTAATTTCCGCCATATTGGTTTTACTTCATCGCGCGATGTAGGATATACTGTAAAATTTAATGAAACCTCGCGCGAGTATCCCGAATACATATAATTTGGATCTGCACGACCTATCATGTTTACTTCCGTCCAACCCGGATTAAATGTATCAGATAATGAATCAATTGTAGCTCTAAAAACTAAAATATCATCCTTTTCTGTTTTATTACCTGCATTTAGTTTTGGCCCAGTTAAATAAAATTTAATAAAATCTTTAGTTATATCAGTTTCGGAAATAAAAGTATTAAATGCATCCCATTTTGCATTTCCAGCAAACCATTGTGGTTTCCAAACATATGCATTTCTCAATTTGCGTTGTCCAAAATCTATAACGTTGATTTTATCACCTAAAAATTCAGTGGCTCGTTCCAATGGATTTGTAGTCGGTCCCCATTTACCTTCTTTTGGCGTAGGACCATTAATCCAACGAGTTGCAACATTTGTACGTATACTAAAATCTCGACGCAATGCATTTGGGTTTCCTTGATCTCCCCAACCATATGTTGATTCCAAATTAAATATAGTATATGCTCCACCTGGCAATGCTGATGCTGCTCCATATGCAATACTATTTGCAACGCCTCGGGCATCTAAATTAAATGCTCCGCGTGCAGCTGCAGATACACCATCTAATCGTACGGTATCTACATCGAATATATTGCCAGAATAACGAAATGATCTAAAATCTTTGTATTTTGATATTGACCATTTTTCAATATCATCTATTCGATAAATGGGCATTGCTACATAAGGCTGACCCATATTATCTGTTTCATTTGTATTTAAATATGCAGTTGGCTGTAATGGAATTGGAATTGAATTAAGTAATGGTTGTACAAATTGTTGCGTTAATGGATTTCCAATACCGCTAGCTACTCCAGATAATGCATTTTTACCTAAAATAATCCAAGTAGCTCCTCTTCCTACATTACCTCGATTTTGTAATACACTATATCTAGAAGGATATGTTGAACCTGCAGGATTGCTTAAACTTAAAAAATCTTGTTCTGTTACAGATTTATTAACAGATCCTAATCGTACGGTATCGCTATATCGTATAACTGTAGATTTTATGTTATATTCAGGGAATAATTGACCGCCATATGGTTTTTGTATGTTGTATATTTCTGGCATCGTATTCCTTATGATATGTTATTTAAATTGTTCATGGCTTGTCCGCGTCTAATTTGTAGTGCAGACTGTATTTTATCACCATCAAACACATTACTTACATGAAATGACATTCCTTGTAATGCCGATACTATTGCAGCTGCAATTGCAGTTGTATTTGATCCGCCTGCAGTAGCATTTCGTATATTGGGAGCGGCTAATACATCATCTCGTTCATTTAATGCAAATGAACCAAATGGCCCCGATACTACTGTTCCGCCAGATGATGCGGGAATAAAAAGGTCGTCTGCATATCCAATATCTTTCATATTTCCGCCAGCTTTGAGATTTGTTTGGGCACTCTTAAATAAATCAACAAAACTTGAAGCACCATACATTACTTTAAATACATCACTATTTTTTAATGCATTTGCTAATTTATCTGCACTACTTAATGCAGTTGTTTGTAACTCCATTCCTACTCGAGCAGTTTCTTGTACAGCATTAACAAAATCTGCTTGAGTTGAATAACCTGATGAAAGTTGTGATTCGTTAAATCGTTGAGCGGCTTCATCTTGCTGTTTTTCTAGTTCTGTTCGTTTATCTGCTAAAAACTTTTCTTCTTGCTCAGCATCCATTAAGCCTTCGTTAGCAATTTTTCTTCGCGCATTTTCTGCATCAATCAATGCTTGTGCGCCGTCGGCTCGATTTTTATCACTTTCTTTTTGTAATTCGTCATTTGCTTGCAAATTTGCATACATCTCTAATAACTCGCTATTAGATACACCAAATGCACTTGCAGCTTTTTCTAAAAGTGGAGGATTTTTTGCAAACTGTTCGCCATTTTTTGTTACAAAGTCAGTCATTTCTTTCATGATTGCAGCCGAATCCCCAGACAAATAAGCCGATCGTATGCTTTCAAAGTTTAAATTTTTAGCACCTAATATTTGTAATTCAAGTTCATCTGATATAGATTGTTCTATGTTTAATGAATTTTTACCAATTTCTGTAACTTTGCTTAATTCTATTCCTAATTTTTTTGCATCTAATGCTGCTTGATATAGTTTCGTTTTATCTTTTCCTCGACCAAATACTGCAATGGTTTCGGCATCTAATGTACCTAAACTTTCTATGATATCAGTATATGCACCATCATATGATCCACGAACGCTTTTTGAAAATTCTGCAATGTCTTGTTTAACTTGTTTAAAATTTTCGGCAGTGGCACCACCCATTAGTGTTTGCGCTTGTATAAATCCTGCAGCTGCTTCTGCGCTTAGACCAAGTTGATTTCGAAGTTCTGTGGTTTGTTCTGCAATTTGTTTTCCGAATTTTCCAGCATTTGCAATATATTGTGCTTGTCCAGGAAATAATGATTTTAATTCTCCAGCATATTTTTTTAATTTGTCACTATTAACGCCTATAGTTTTAGCTAACACATCAAATTTATATCCTAACTGTGCAGCTCGTGCCGTACTAACATTAAATGATTCTGAAAGTTTTTGGTTTTGTTTTTCCAAAAAATTCATTTTTTCATATGCATCTTGTGCAGTTTTTGATAAAACTCCAAATGCATTTTTTCTAGCAAAATCGTCAAATGCTTTTTGATTTTCGCCAACAACTTTTCCGATCGATTCACCTATCTCGCCTAATATTTTATTTATATCATCAGCCATACCTAATCTAGGCTGTTGTTTTAAACGTGTAATAAGCTGTAGATGTTCTAACTGCATTGATATCACTTTTTATAATAAATATTACAATGGCGATTTTACGATTCTTTTTTTGCGACGAGCGTCAGCCATTGATTGTTGTTGAGAACGTCGTTGTTCGTCATCTGCAATCATTTTTGTAATTTTTTTAATCCAATATTTTCGTAAATATATTGGCATTGTATACAATGTATTCCAGTCCCAACGACCTTCACCATACCACAATAAATTAAAAAGAGATTCGTGTAGTTTTACTCGATCAGATGGTTTAAAACCAAAAAAAGTCTGTTCCAATCGGAAACCCTGAGATGAAGGTGCTCCCATCCTCACCTTCAAATTCATATCTTAAAAGTAAATCTGGCATATTTTTTGCAATGTAATCTCGGAATTGTCTTGATTCTTTTGCAAAAAATTTATATCTAATAAATTCTCGTATTTCATCTGGACTTCGCGATTCATTAATTTGCATTATACTTCGTTCTAAAAATTCTGATGTTTTTAGATCGGTTTCATCTCCGGTTGATAAAAATTTAAATTTTAATTGAGTACCGTCTGTTAAAGTATAATCAAATTCACCATTATCGTCAGATTGTAAATTAAATTCACCTGTATTTAGTTTAGACAAATCCACAACACGATTCAATTCATTTTTTGTTTTGGGGTCTCGTACCACAACTGGATAATCTTTTCCGTAACTTAAAATACGAGCTGCAATAATCAATCCATTTTTATCAATTCTAGAAACGGTAGAATAATCTATAGGCGTAACAATCAATGCCTCCAATAATTTATCTAAAACTACACCTTGTTCATAATATGAAGGATTTGTTAAAATATCTTCATCATATGCAGTCATATAACGCATTTCAATAGTACCATTACGTAAAGGATGATTTTTAGGATATACCATTCCGCGACTTAACAACGTAATAACTTCACTTGGTATAGTGTTTCTTTTTTCTTGTTCGTATTGACGTTTTGCAAGTTGAATTAGTTCTTGATTAGAAACTCGATCTGTCATATTACTCATTTTTTATACTCCTATAACTTTATTATAAATATGTGTGAACATGAAAAATGGGGGCATTTGCCCCCACGTAACATAAATATTAATATTGAAATATTGCGTAATCGTATTTTAAAGTTAATGAAATCATCATTGCTTCTTCCGTACTCCAATCCATATCACCAAATGTTGCTTCATTAATAAATGCACCCTTTAATGTCCAGTTTTCAATTTTTTCACCTAATGCACTTAAAACATAAAATTCAATATCTCGTTTGTAATCTGCAGAATATCCATCGCGACCTGTTAATGATTCATGATGTAAACGAACCCAATCCATTACTGCTTGTGCTCCAATTTTTTCAATTGGGTCATATAATGTTATTGAAATATCATTCCAACGAGACTTTCCTTTAACTTTTCGGTCGATGTTGATGTGATCTAATACAATCTCTCCGTTTGTTATACCTGGACGAGCAGATGTTTTTACAAGATATGATGGAATGTTTGTACCAGCTAATTGCATAATAAACCGGTTAGCGTATTTCGGTTCCCACGAAAATGCACTATCGAATAAATCTGCATTACTAATACTAGGTAATGTTGGTGTTAATGCCATTGTATTTCCTTTGATTTGTTTTATATAAATATCAGCAAAGTAAAAAAGGTAGAACCGAAGTCCTACCTTTTCTCTAATTAGTTATAAACTATTCCGGAAATGCAGCTCCGGTTGGTTGAATATTAAAATCTAATACGATAAATTCAGCCGTTCTAGTTGGTTGTAAAAGTAATTGACCATACAAGATATTTTGATCAACAAGATCTGGAGTGTTATTTGATTCATCCATAATAACTCGGAATGCACTCAATCCTTGACGATTCTTAACTGAATCTAAATATGGATTAACAATACTTAAAAATCTCAATCTAGTTGCATCGTTGTTTGGTTCAAATACTAAGAAGCGCGTTGATGATGCAATAAACTTCTTAACTTCAATCAATAATCGACGGACATTTACTCGGTCTAATGCACTCGGAGTAGATTGTAGTGTCTTTTGCCCCCAAATAACAACGCCCTCGTTAGGGAAGTTTGCAATAGGATTAACACGTGCTGAATATAATGCATCACGATCCGATTGAGTCAATCTTTTATAAGTATCTGTAACAGAACTTAAACCACCGCGATTCAAACCTGCAGGTGCATACCATGGAGCAGATATTTGATCGGTAAATGCTAATACACCTGGTACTACAATCGAAGGTGGTACCCATAATGGAGCATTGGTTGAAGGATTTACAATTCTTACCCATGGCCAATATGTTGCTGTATAATTACTATTGATTGTGGTTACTTGATTAACAACTGTATTAATATTATCAGTTAATGCATTTGAATCCATTACATAGAATGTATCTTGTCGAGTTTCTGCCATTAATCTTGCTAATGAAGTTACTGCAGAATGAAGACTATCAATAATTCCTGGAGTAATCAACAAATTCATATCATAATAGTCAGTATTTCCAAGCAATGAAAATGCTTTGTTATATGCAACCGTACCTGTGCTTGTTGCAGTTGAACAATTAAATCCAAATGTATTTGCTGAGGTAATGTATTGTCCTGAATATTTTTTTAGGTTTGGTTTTGCACCATCAAATCCACCTTGCATTGGAACAATAAATTTACGTGTTGATAATGCAATATTTGTTGCAAATGTTGATCCAGTTAATGCAGCTTCTAATGATGAAGAATATGGTGCAGCTGCCGATGGGAATCCGACTGCACTATCCTGATTTACATTACCTAAATAGAAATCAGCATTACTACCGGTAGTAGATCCTGAGGTAGGAGTTACTGACAAATAATTCAAGTTGTTAACATTTGAAAAATTATACCCAAAATATGTATTTGAATTAAATCCTGTTGCAGAAACTTGTGAAGTGATAATCGAAGCAGAAACTAAATTCAATGATCCAGACGCCATTGGTATTGTGGAAGTTAATGCACGATATCCAAATGGAATTAATGATTTGTCATTGGTTCTATTTGCAACACCATCTGTTACTTCTACTCTAATATAATTTGATTGATTTGGATAATCACCATATACAGTTAATACGCCATCATTGTCTACGGTTTGATAACGATCTCCAATTACTCGTGCAATATATCTAGATGAATTTGGATCTAAGTTAACATTGGTAAATGCTTCAACTGCAGGAGATAAATCTGTATCTGTTCTTAATCCATAAACTGAATTTGGAATATTTGTAGTATTTACTCTGCGAACTTCAACCGTAAATGTACCATATCCATTTGGATCAGCTACTTCGTTAGATGTTCGAACATCTTTAATACCAATTTTAACATCATAATTAACCGCAGTACCTTGTGATATGCTATGGAATTTAATTAAATCTTTTGCAACGGCGCCTACTTTTTGCGATGTAATCCATGGGGTTGCGGCAGTTTGGAAATCTTGTACAAATTCATATGATGGAAACTTAAAAAGCTCCATAGTTACATCACCTAAATTTCCAAACTCGGAATATGCAGTTGGGTTATTGTATTGAACATATGCTGGATAATCTGTTGATTTAGGAGATTGTCCAAAACGTTTTGCAACATAGTCATTGCTATTCGG